TCGAAAGGTGCGCCCCCCCCGCGTCATCGTGCGAGATCACGTACACGCGAAGAAGACCCCACACCTCCGCTCCGATGGGACCATCCCGATCCACAACCACCAGCGCCGGTCCCTCGCTAGCCCCCCTAAACTCAGACGCCAGCCCCACAGCATGCGCCACGAGGTCACCCCCAGACGCCCCACGGTACGCACGTAGCGCCAGAATCTTTTGCCCTCTCCGGACTGCGAAAACAGATTCGTCGCCACCATCGCCTGGACCCGCAGGGTCCAGCCCAATTTGCAGCCGCCCAACCCCCTCCGTTGAGTCCCACCTGTTTTCGGACTGCATGATATCTTCGACGCTTAAAATGTACCCCTCTTCTTGCCGGACATGCTCCCCCTTGATGCGGATCTTATAAAGCGGCGACGACTCCCCCCACTCAAGCCGCTTTTCTTCGATCCATTCGCGAGTAGCAAGCCCCGGTATGGTTGCCTTTCCCGTTGCCGTAGGTGTTTCCTCCGACGACACGCGCAAGGTCTTGTAAAAAGCTGCTTTTGAAAAAAACGCCTCGTAGAATTCCCCCTCCGTCCTCGTCGGATTCGAAAACAGGACGACCTTCGCCCCCCCAGCCCGGTTTCCCTCGATGGCCTCGAAAATGACATCCGGTACGCCCGATGCCTCATCTATTATGTATAGAAGGTTTTCCCCAGATATGCCTGCCACCGCTTCCGCTTCTTTAGCAGTGAATCCTACAATCTCACGGAAATCATCGGATTTTATCCCAGCAGCCGCTGAGTCGTGCATCTCTCCGCTGATAGGAACTTTCGCCCTCGCATGTAGTTTTCGAACCTCACGCCATAGGATTTGTGTAACTTGTCGCGCCGTAGTTGACGAGAGAACCACGCGCGCATCAGGGAACGAACAATAGAACCAAAGTGCCAAAATTGCCGCACAATTCGATTTACCTATCTTATGGCCCGATGCTACCGCAACTCGCGGATTGTTTGCCACCAGCTCCAGAATCACCCTTTGCTTTTCCCATGGCTCAACTCCCAGCACCTTTCGCGCGAACCCAACAGGATCGCGCTGCCATTTGTGACGAGGCCACGCCTCGCCGACTTGCCCCGCGCGCGAGGCGCACTCGGCCAAGCTTTCCCACAGCACCCTCACGATGCGACCACCCCCCCGCACCGCTCTTGTAGTCGCATCTTGCGGCATTCCGCACCGAACCTTGCAGCCACTTCGGGAAAACCAACCATCGACCGTTCAAAGCACGCGACGACCTCACGCCATACCGGCAATTGAACTATTCTTGCCCCCAACTCGTAATCCCCGGTTAGTTTCGCCGATTGCGCCAACGCTTGAGCGCATGTGTGCAGCACTCTAGCTCGCCCACCCACTGTCAGCTCTGCGCTATCCTCTAGACCGTCGAGAAGTAGCCGGACCTTGGTTTGCAACTCCTTCGCGAGCGCAAACACACTCCCCCGCAAAGGCTCCTCCACAGGCTCGCTTGGCAACTTTACACCGTACGCCGCTTCATGCCACGCCGCGAATGGCACTTCGAACAGCTCAAAACACTTTTGCTGCGTTTCTGCCCTTGGAATCGACTTGCCTTGAAACCAGCCACATACCGCCACCGTCGAGACATTTAATTGTCTCGCCAGTTCAGCTTGAGTTATTCCCATTTCACGGAACAATTGGACCGCTCGACTAGTACCAATTCTATCATTCACCATGCTTCACGTATAATACCCAGCGAACCTTTTTACAACCCAGCGCAACTAATTCACCGTTCGGTAAACGACTGTTGCGCCTACCTCGAGGAGAACAATGATTACACGCAAGCAATGGGCAGACTTCTGTTTCAGGCGCGAGCACCATCGCGCACACTATGACGCGCGAGGCACTTCCTGGGAATTGATCGATAGCCGTGGGATCTATTGCGGCCGCGTGTGCAGTGAATGCGAGGAACTGAAGCGCGGGGAATTCGCGCCTGGGATATTTGGGACCCTCGCAGCGCATGACTGCCAAGAAGGGGCGTGCGAAGGGGACGCCGACGACAAGGGCCCGTGCTCCTACCATCGGATGGTACACGGGCCTGTCGCCTTCTTGGATGCCCTAGCGATGCTCGACAACGTGGTCCCTCTCGCGGGTGACGATGCCCTGATCGTATTCGAGCGGTTCGAACACCGCGACCCCACCTCGCGCATGGGCTGGCTTGTGAGATTCGCGGGGATGATCCCTCGTATACGTGACGCGCTGCGCGGAAAGCCGTTATGACGACTTACGTCGCTTAGACATAACCTGCGACCGGAAAAGGTTTTTGAGTTGAGCTCGCGCTCACGCACGACAACTCGTTGAAACCAGACATGTTTTACTGTAGCCCCCCCCCTCCTAGGTTTTCGACGACGACTGCACGCCACGCGCAAGGCGTTGAATCCACGCGTCTTTTTGACGACGACGACGAAGGGGTGCGGCGAGACGGGGAGCGACGGGGCCGAGGTGCTGGTTGCCATCGTTCAATGAAGGCATACGAGCGTCGTACGCTTTGCTCAGCCTTATCTTTTTTTGGTTACTCAGCCGTTCTCCGGCGCTTAAGGGACCCCCCTCAGTATCTATATTCTCTTTAAGCGCCGGAGAACGGCTGAGCAAAAACCTCACTTTCTGGCCTCGCTCGCGTTCCAAAGTTTGACGAAGTTAGCTTCTGAAGGGGACTTCTTCCCCGAGCACCAGTTTGAAACGGCGGACCTGGCAACCCCGATGGCGCGAGCCGCTGAATTTACGCCGCCGAGGTCCTCGACCATCGCAGCCATGGTCGAGGGGGGGTAGGCGATGGGGCCGAGCTCGACGCGGTGCGCGTCATCCCAATCCCGTGGGGGGATGAAGCCGACGTGGATCATGGTGAGTGCCTCGCCTGGGCGATTGACGGCCCGTAGGCGGCCGTGGCATTGGGCGAGGACCTCCAGGGCGCACTCGTGAGTCCTGGGCTCTCCAGGACGCCCCAGAGCGGCGGCAATGACCTCCAGCGCGGTACCGTTGAGCCTGGGGTCACCGACGGTGGCGACGGTATCGAAGGCGCGGTAGTCGTTGGTGCCGCGCTCCCTGCCGTAGTGCTCGACGACGATGGGGCGTGACAGCGCGAGGTCGGTGATGAACGCCCTAGCCTGGGCCTCGACCTTCAGGAAGACGTAGACTAGCGTCTTGCCCGTGGAGAGCTCTCCTACGGCCCTTAGAGCGGCGGCAAACGATGGCGCCACGACTTCGCCTTCGATCGGTTCCCAGACGGACCTGGTGCATCCACCCGAGGCGACGTGGATGCGGGTGACGGTGGCGGCGTCGGCGGGGACGGGGATGATGGGGACCCACGGGCGCATGGCCATGCGTTCGAAGTCGTCGGCGAGCGAATTGGCGTCGGCGCCCATGACGACGGCGGTACCTTTGGATGCGATGCGCAAGGCCTCTAGGATTCGAGCGTTGCGCGCGGCACAGCGGATGCTGCCGACGAAGCCGGCCCCTTCGCGATGACCGCCGGCGTGTTCGATGACGCCGTCGGGGTCTCGGAGCACTTCACCGAGGAACCGGAGGGGGTTTCCGACGCGTTCGACTCTGCGCGCGAAGGCGATGTCCGAGCGGCACCTTTGGAGAACCGAGTGGAAGAACTTTGGGGCAGTGGACCGCTCGCAGTCGTGAGCGATGGTTTGTCGCGCTGATTCGAGGGCACTCCACTCGCAGGGTTCGGTTTCAGCCCAGGCGATGAGCTCTTCGAGGATTGGCCGCCATGTGGTGACGTAGTGTGGCGTCCCGAATTCGACCAATCCGGCGAGCACCTCGCGGAGGCGTGTCGCATTGAAGATCTGGATGGTGACGAGTTCAGGGGGCTCGTCGACGAGGAGCTTTCCTTTTCGTCCGGCGTGGTCGGCTGTGACGTCCATGGCAGCGTGTGTGGACACGAGGACCCGCGCGTCATCGGGTCCTTCGCGTTCGGGCCTGGCGAGGCAGTCGGTGTAGTGGACGCAGCGGACGGACGTATCGTGGGGGCCCATCGTCGAGCTGCGCCCATCGCACAGGATCTCCGATGCTGGGAGTCCAGCGCCGGCGATGGCTTGCGCGTGTTCTTGAAACAGGCAGCGGTTGTCACCGCTGATGGTCCAGCGCCTCTGGGTAGGCACTCCTCGAGAAACGAGCCTAGCGAACGACTCTTTCGCGAGCCGATGGGACATGACGGCGAAGCCTGTTTTGGTTTCTCGTGATGCGGCATCTTTCTCGGCGGCGAACGTTTTTCCCACGCCGCAGGGGACTTGGAGCAGTGTAAGACCTCGCTGAGCGTCACGGAGTGCCACTTCGGTGGCAGTGCGCGCGGCGTCCAAGGTTGCCTTCGGGGCAGGGGGCACCCAGGACATGGCCGCTTCGACGGCGAGGGCAACGAGGAGCCGCGCAGCTTCGTCGGACTTCCCGGTGAGGAGAGTTTGAATTGGTAACCCAGCGGCCCACCGTTGCGCCGTTGAGACTCCGATTGCGCGGCGGTCTTCGCGGCGCGAGTCTACGCCGGAGGCATCGGACACCAGGGCGAGGAGCTCGCCGAGGAGCTCGGGTGGGTTCCACGGTGCGCCCGACTGCACGAGTAGCCCAGCCAGGCCAAGGAAGAGTTCGTGCCAGGTGCCGCCGATGGTTCGGAGGCTTTCGCCGATCCTGCGGGCCCGTTCGGTCCACACGTAGGGCAGTGACTGCCCAGTGTAAATCTGCTCTGGTGCCCTTCGAACGTGAACGCGCTCTGGTGGTGCACGCCTGGCCATTGGGGCGCCCGGTCCAGTGTCTGGCAGCGGGGGCAAGGGGGCGCCGTCGCATTCGAGGCGCAGGTGGGTGGCACGAGCGAAGGGGCGGCCCTTGGAGCGCGTGTGAGGGGTAAAGAACGAGATGTTCCATTGCCGGGTATGGTCGACCTTGAGGTCGTAGGGCTCGAACAGGCGCTCGAGGGCGAAGATGCGTTCGAGCCTGCGGAGCTCGTACTCTTCGGCGCCCTTCGGGCCACGGACAGCGAAGGGCTCGGAGAGCACCTGCCCGACGCGCAGGCCGTTTCGTGTCGAGTAATAGAAGTCGGCGGGGCAGACAGTGGCGAGGATACGTGGGACGTCGGCACTGTTCGTGTCGGACCAAACGGCATGCTCGGCGCAGTCGACGTCGGCGAGAATGATTCCGAAGTGGAGGAATGCCTTGTGATCTGTCAGGTAGCGCCAGGTGTGTTCGTTCTTGGCGAGCCTGGGGTATTTTGCGGGGCCGCCGATCACGGCGTATTGGGTGAGCATGGCCTCGCCAGCGCGGCATTCGAGTGACAAGGCGTGCTCGAGGGTGACGGTAGAGAAAGTGGTGCTTGGGGCACCAGGTTTGCCCCAGGCTTTAGCGAATCTTCCGGTGAAGGTGAGTCCTACGTTCGCACTGCTTACTAGCACGGGGTGGCCCGCTGTATGGTGAGCACGAGGCCGGGGATTTCCCCGTCGATCAACTCCCACGATACAGCGGACACCTGACGGTCGTCGAACCAAACCGCCTGGCTTTTCGTTATCCCATCCAATATGCCCTTTTCGAAGTTGTCCCCATCGCCGGCCTTTCGAGCGCGGCGGATGAGCATGCACACTTGGAAGGTGTGGGTTTTCGAGCTGTTCCATCCCGCCTTTGCGGCGGCAGCGCGGACTGCAATGGCCACGGTGCGCTCCCAGGCCATGGAGCGGGCATCGGAGACGGGGCGGCCGTGGGCCCATCGGACACGTTGCAACGGTACTGGAGCCCCTGCGACGGTGACGTTCAGCATCACACCGTTCCCGTCCCCGTCCCCGTCCCCTGCAATGCGGACCTGATGATTTCGGACATATTGAACTGCGTAGAAGCAGGGGGCTTCACGTCGCCCTGCTTCCAGTGACGCGGGGGATCAAAGCCGAACTTACCGCGGAATGCATGGTCGACCCAACGCCAGTGGTAGGACTTGGTTCGTGCGTACCGCACGAGGTGCACCCAGACTTCGCGGTGGGTGTCGATCTCCTCGGCGTCCACCAGTTCGAGTTCGGCGGCGTTCTCGCCGATGGGGTCGGCCTCTTCGGGGTCACCGAACACATACTCGCACTCGGGACACACTCGCGCGCTGGAGGCAACTTCTGCCAGGCACTCAGGACAGCACTTCGTTGGGGCCAGTCCAGGACGCTTTTTCTTTGCGTCCTGGAGGGACCACTCACGGTCTTCTTGCGGGAGTCCGTGCTCGCGGACCGAGCCAGCGTGGTCGAGGACCAGAGGGCGGATTCCCTCCCATGGCCGCAGGATTCGCCCTACCATCTGAAGATAGAGCCCAGTGGACTTGGTAGGCCTGGCGAGGATGCAGCACTTGACAGGGGGTTGGTCCCAGCCTTCGCAGAGCACGCCTACGCTGGAGACTACCTGCGTTTGGCCGCGTTCGAGGCGACCTAGGATGCCGTCGCGTTCTGCCTTGGGGGTTTCACCATCGAGTTCTTCGGCGGCGACGCCAGCGTCTTTGAAGCGCGCGGCAATGTGCTTTGCGTGCTCCACGGTGACGGCGAAAACGACGGTCCTGCGGGCATCGGCGAGACGGATCCAGTGGTCGACGATGTCACCGACCAGTTCGGTGCGGTCGCATGCAGCGCCGAGGGCGCTGACATCGTAGTCGCCCCTACGGACCTTGACCCCGTCCAGTTGTGGGCTTTGGGGCGTGGAGTAACAGACGGGGTTAGCGAGAAAACCTAGGGCGATGAGCTCTTTTACTGTCGAAACTTGGACCATGGTTTCAAACAATGTGCCCAGGCCTTTGCCATCGGCGCGAACTGGTGTCGCGGTCAATCCGAGGATGACGCCCTCAGGGTAGTGCGCGACCAGGTCTAGATAGCTGCGAGAAAGCGCACGGTGGCATTCGTCCACTATGATCAAGTCAGCGGGTGGATGCCAAGCGCGGGCCCGCAAGGTGTCGATGGAGGCGACTTGGATGGGAGCTGCGGGAGACCAGCGGGCGTCGTCGCCCATGGCGACACCTAGGTCCCGCGAAGGGATACCGGCTTCGAGGAGTTTTCGGACGGTTTGATTGATGAGTTCGCGTCGATGCGCCACGAAGACGGCGCGCTTGCCCTTGGCGTGGGCACCCAAAATCACGTGGGCCCCCAGGACGGTCTTGCCAGATCCTGTTGGCGCAACGATCAGGACGCGTCTGCGTCTGGCGATGATTTCACTACGGACCCTGGCGACGGCGTCGCCCTGATAGGGGCGCAAGTTTACCATGTCGCAGCGATCGCCCACTGGCGGAACTGGGTTCCCTCGGAGCTCTTGACCCGGAAGCCGACGGCAATAACCATGGCAAGCGCGAAATGCGCTACTTCGTAGTTTTTACCGTCATCCGCAGCTAGGGGAAAAAATACACGTACTGCTTCCTTCGATAATTCCCCCTCTTCGAAGACGTTCGCTATGTGTTTGCCGATAACTGAGCGGTCATGCCCAAAGAGCGCGGCCATCCCCGCCTGGGTAGTCCAAGCCTCTTCGGCTTCGAAGCGGACGGGGATGTATACGGTCTCGGTCTTGTAGAACTCGGTCTTGTAGATCTCGATCTGTGTGTTCTCTGGTTGCATGTTCATTCCTTCGGTGTGCGGGAAGAGTCAGGTACGAGGTCGAGTGCAATGGAGAGCTTCGGGGGCCACGCGTGTGTCCTCAGGCGCCCAGGGATATTGGCGCAGACGCTCGAGTCTCCTGGGTAGGACAGGCACTCGGTGCTCACGTTGTCTCCTGTGTTAGTTCGAAATCACCGAACAGCGCTCTCTGCTTCGTCGGCGCTAACCCGTTGAGCACGCTGATCACGACCCATGCCGTGCGATGGTTGTTGAGATTGCCGACGAGCAATGTGCTGTCCGCACTCAAGTGCGGGTTGAGCTTGTGCCGGTTCTCCTCCCCTTGCTTGCGTAGGAACTCATAACAGCCCCACTCGCGAAGCTGCAGGTCGTGCTCCCCGTCCTCGTCCCAGAAGTGAATCCGCGGGATGTAAGCGAACCGCTTCGACCCGAACTCCGGCATGTTTTGCGGAGCGTCGAACAGTGCGAGTTGCGGTGACGCTGGGCTATCCGGGTTGTACTCGAAATGGACCTCTGGGTTCTTGGGCCGCACTAGCGCCAGCGACAGCCGGCGGTCATTGGCCTGCCGGATGCTGGGACACATGCGCTTACGCAACTCGTCTGCCAGCGACGCCGGCTTCACATCGCTATGTGCAGTAATGCACTCGTGGTTGATCTCCGCGTGACCGTCGTGGCGGTCCCCGAACAGTTGGAAGGACTCGTTACGAGAGTCTCTCGGGTTCCGCTGGAGTCGCACTGTACATACAGACCAGGTCTTCGGCGCTAAGAAACGCGACAGAGGGTAGATGCGCACCAAAGACCGAAGTTCTCGAGACCACCCCGCCGAGCAGACAAATACGCGCCCGTCACTGTTCGGCTCGGGGACAGTCTTGCCGAGGAAGACGAAGTCATCGAGGGTCATCGCTTCGCCCAGTTGATGAGAGTGAGCCCATGGCAGCGTGCCGGGTAGCACCAGCACCCAAGCACCTTTCCGCGGAGCTCCTCGGCCCGAGGGTGGAGGCTCCGCTTGTCCGTCAGGTAGCGCTCATACGCATCGCAAACCTCGTCGCGAGTCCCGTCCGCGTCGAGGAGGAATGGGTTGCCCCAGTCGGAGCGGCGGTCGATGCGAAGGAAGAGTCCCTTCTCTTGAGCCCACGCGATGAGCGCCTCATCGCCGCGGAGGTTTGCCAGTACTGTCGCCCCCTTCTCGACCAGGTTGCGACGGCTGATCTCTTCGACGCTCCACTGTACCTCCGGTGCCGTGGTAGGCGGTGGCGACTGTCGGATCTCTTTTGCCTTCTGTGCGACAGCGGCCGGGCCCTGAGCAACAACTGCCCGCTGCTGCTCTGGGGGAAGGCGTGTGAGCGTGGCGGCAGCGGATACTGCTACGTCCCCAATCTTGACCGCATCGACAAGCTCCGGAACCCCCCGGCTCGTAACTGTAGACGCCTGCTCTACGAGTCGCGGGGAGACGTTGACGCGTGACGCTGCAAGGTCGCGAGCTCGCGGTGCACGTTCGGGATCTGCCGCTTGGGGCAAATTTGCCCCAACCGCCTCCGTAGGCTTCCCCCCGGTGTGTTGGTTACCGTGGTCCCCGCCCGAAGCCTGCTGTCGTTTCTTGGCTTCGGATGTATAGAACGGCTTCAACTCTGCGCCCAGCATGGCGCGCTGGCTCGCGTCGAGGTGGCGGCGCTCGATGTTCTTGCCCACCACCCAGTCCACGACGGAGGCTAGGTATGTGAGGGTCGTAAACGTTGGGGACACCCCTGCGAGCTTGCATGCCGCAAGGCGGTTACGCCCATCGATGATCTGCCCCTCATAGACAGTGATGGGCTCGAGGAGTCCAAGGGCCTTGATGCTGGCTGCGAGCTGGTGGAGCTCGTCTTCGGGCATCATGGGGAACAAGACGCAAGCGGGATGGATAGAGTAGTCAGTCATGGTTTCATTCCTTCGGTGGTAGAGTCGAGTCAGGTACAAGATCAGCGGATGCGCGGGCGACGGCGGCGGCCCTGCGCACACGCTCCACCGGGAAGGGCAGCACCGTCTGTCCGTTCTGACGCAGTGCCAGTGTGCGTTTGACCCTGGCGATCCAGGCCTTGCCCTCGTCACTGCAGCGCCAGGCTTGTGTGATCTCAACGGGGAACTGTAGGATCCTACTCTTGCCGAACGCAAGGATACGCGGCGCCGCACCTTTTTCCAGGGTTGCACGCATCAGAATGGCGCTGAGGCTTCGGAGGAACCCACCACGCCCTTTCGATGGGATGTGTTCAGCGTCGCAGACTTCGAGGGAGCCTTCGTAGTCGACGACAGCGACGCGTGGGTCCTTGGCCTTGGCTTCGAGGAGGCGAGTCTCGAAGGAGGCGTTGATGCGTGCTTCGAAGGAGTCGAACATGCGTTCCATCATGGGAACGCAGAAGGCGGCGAAGGCCTCGCCCGTCAGTGTCGGGGCCTGCGTGGTGGGAGCCTTGAGCTTTTTGATCGCCCACTGGCGAAACTTGGTTCCCTCGGAGCTCTTGACCCGGAAGCCGACGGCGATGACTACATCGAGCGCGAAGTGAGCCACGCCCCTGTTTTTCCCATCTTCGGCAACTATTGCAAATTCTGCAAACGTTGCCTCGCGGCTCAATTCGCCTTCGGAGTAGATGTCGCTGATATACCGGCTAACGACAGACACCGAACGGCCAAACAGCGCAGCCATCTGCGCCTGGGTAGTCCAAGCCTCTTCGGCTTCGAAGCGGACGGGGATAGCGACGGTCTCGGTCTTGTAGATCTCGATCTGTGTGTTCTCTGGTTGCATGTTCATTCCTTCGGTGGTAGAGTCGAGTCAGGTACGAGGTCCGCGGATGCTCGGGCGACGGCGGCCTGCAGGGTGCGGTAGGCTCGCGCAGTCGCCTTGGGATCGTGGGCAGCGAGCGCCTGGGCAGCAGCAGCGGCGGCGGCGAGGATGGCCGCAGCGCTACGGATGGGGTCCTCGTGGGCGCTGGGGACGTCACGCTCGCGGTGCGCCCGGGCCATGTCGAGGAGCTGGTTGCACTGGGCGACTGGGAGAGCGAGCACGTCGCCGAGGGTGAGTGCTGCTTCGTGGTCAGGATCCATCCACCGCGTTACCTGCCGCTCGGAGACGCCAAGGTGGCGAGCAGCGGAGGCCACAGAGCCAGATGACGCGACGACCAGCCCAAAGAACTTGGAGGCGGCGCGTCGCGACTTATGGCGCAAGTCGGATACAGGCCGGACTTTCGACGAAATCCGGCCTGTCGTAGCGCCATTGTCAGCGCAACAATTCTTCGCATGCACAGCCAACACAACCTCCTACGAGAGACGCTACGAGAGTCTGTTATTCTGCTGCGGGACGAGGACCTCGACGCCGTGCGGGTCGTGGTGGGCGCTCTACTGGCCGCTCCTCCGCAGGTTCGGGATCTGGTGCGCCAGCGTCTGCTGGCGATGGTGGGGAGGGATCGGTGACCCATGCAACAGCATCAATCCCAAACGTCCTCTGGACCAGCGCAGCAGATTCAAGATCAGGGCCCCGACTCCCATCGATCCATCGATTCACTACACCACGAGCCAATCCCAATTCGCGTCGGACGACCTCCCGGCTCCACCCTTTATCGGCCATCAACGCTAGTAACTGCCGCGCGCCTTCGTTCGGCACGCCGTTGCTTTGAAGCATGCGCCCAAGGTAGTGGCGATTGCCATCGATGTCAAGCGCCAACATTGCCAGCCCAGTTGGCAAGCGCCAACATGTCGCGCATGGCAAAACAGGGAGAGGATGCCGCTATGGACGTGTCACGTTTGGCGAGTAACGTTCGTGCGCTCCGATTGGCCAGGGATCTGTCCACCCATGACCTCGACAGAAGTGCTGGGCTTTCGATCGGTGTTACGTCGCGCATCGAAAACCAGAAGCGTCCGCGAGTGGAGATGAAGACCGTCCGCGCGCTCGCCGGTGCGTTAGGAGTATCCGTCGACGCGCTGGTCCATCCCACCACGCCGCCCGCTCCCCGTGCCGAGCCGGTTGTGGAACGGGCGGAGATGCCCGAGGAGCTGGCGGAGCTCCTCACGGCGGAGCGCGCCCGAGGGCGAGAATGGCCGCGCGACATCATCGATGCGGCGCTAACTATCCGGCACTATCAGGGCGAGCGCATGTCCCATGAGGACTGGCGCAGTTTCCTGAACGAGCTCGAACTGACGGCGCGCCGCCCACCGAAGCTCCCACCGTCTCCGAGCCACGTGCCATCCGAGGAAGAGGAGGCGCTCGAGCGCGCGGAGCGCATGGCGGCACTCCAAAGGCGACGCGAGGCCAAAGAGTGACGTAGCATCGCACCGTGGACTTCCCTGACGCCGAAGGGCTGGCCGTTTTGCTGTATCAACATCACGGGGTAGACCCTGAGGTGCCGGTGTCGTGGCGGCGTTTCGTGCCCGCTTTGGTACGTCATCGGGGCCGCGGCCGCGCCGTCAGTTTCACGGACAAGATCGCGCAACGCGCCCGCATACGGCCAGAACACGCGGGGTTTGTCGCACTTCATGAACACGCACATATCCTGTTTCGCGAGCATCGCGTCACGTTCGCGACCGAGCTAGAAGAGGAAACCTGCGCAGACTACTTCGCCGCGTGCGCGCTCGCGCCTCGTGCCGCGGTGCGCGCGTTTGCTCGGAGTTGTGGGCGGGATCCCGAAGCGCTCGCGGCATACGTGGGGGCTACCGAGATCTGGGCTCATCTCCGCTTCGCCGAAGTGTTTGGGGAATCGTTGGCTGTCGTGGGGCCGAGCATGGTCTGGGCTCGTGGTGATTTTGTGGGCGTGCATGAATCGACGTTGCGAGAGTGTGCGCGTTCGCCATCGACGGAGGTGCGCGTGCTCCCGGTGGGTAGGGCGCGGGTGATCTCGCTACGCTAGTGCTGCGGGTGTAGCTCGGTCCGATCCGCTCTCGACAGCCTGGAGCGGGGGATCATTTCTGGGCCACGTCGCCGTGGGCGCTCGTCGCTCTCCCCCCTCCCTCTCCCCCATCTACGCTAGAGCCAAATCTTTTTTTGTGTGTCACGTCTTTTTCTTGCGATGGCAGTTGACAAGCTTGGCAAACGCCATCATACTGCACTCATCAAGAACGCGGCACGGAGCCGCGGTGGAGATGACCATGACGACGACGACGACGACATCAGCAGTGGAAGACGTGCGGGAGTACGTAGAGGCGGACATCAATTGGTTGCGCAAGGCCCCAAAGGCATGGTCCAAGGTGGCCGCGGACATCCTCGCCTTCGGCGAGGCGATCGAGAGCCGCGACCTGGTGAAGTACGCGAAGACGCTGACCGCCTTCGCAGCCTGCATGGGGCCGGTGCTCGCTGCGCTGCTGGCGTGGAAAGCGGCTCCGAGCTTGGAGCTCGGGATCGCAGCCAAGGTGGCAGCGTCCCCGCTGTTTGCCGCGGCCAAGAAGCTCGCGAAGCCTGAGGACTGGCCCTCGCAATGGGACGAGGGGGTGCTCTTCGGCTCGAAGCGCTTGGCGCGACTGCAAAAGTCCGTGGAGGCGTTGGAAACAATGGGGGAAGCCTCGTCCTTGGCGGTGTGCCTCGAAAACGAGGACAACACGCCTGAGACCTGGTCAGAGGCGGGGCCTGACCTCGACTACATTGCAGCCCCCGCCACCTACGAGCCCGATCCCGTCGAAGACGACGAAGAGTCCGACGACGACGACGAGGACGAGGCCGCGGCCTAGAACTCGCGGGGTACGGTGGGGGTCTGTTTCCTTCCCCCACTGGCACTCCGAGCCCTCGCCAGCGGGGTCCTGCGATGAGCTGGCACTTTTTTGGTCCCCATAGGACCGCTCGACAGTAGAGTTGGAGGTTGGAGATGCAACTAGTAAGTGCTGCTAAAGTGATGGACACGACAGCCTATTGCGACGACCACTCGGTCTACGTGAGGGAGCGCGACGCGCAGCGGGAGGCTTCAAGGGTGGCGCTGGAAGCCTACTGGGCGACACAAAACGTAGACTCGCACGGCGTGCACGTGCAGTTAGGGCGGGCACTCAGGTTCGACGCTGCGAAGGCGCTGCACTGTCTCTGCGACGCGTTACGTAGCTCTAGCGCAGACACCGCGGGGGCGTGGCTCGATGCCCTGCGACCGAGTGTGTTCGACGAGCGGGAGTCGTACGACGCGGACAGACTGCGCCACGACGCCGCAATTCAGGTCGTATCAGACGCTCGTGCTGCCGCGGCCATGGTTGGCTACGTGGTGACACGCCACTCGGCGTTGGCGGAGCTCGCGGAGACGGCGCGCCAGGTCCTGAAGAGCCTGCCATGACGCGAGTCGCCAAGTGGGTTGGCGGACTGTTACTTGAAACGGTCTGTTGCGCATATGAAACATATTGGATCTGGAAGGTGACGCGATGAGCATTGTAAGCCGAGGGGGCGTGATTGCGATACGAGACACGGCGGATTCGCTACTCGTACGACTGGGGGACGGCGAGGAGGTGTGGGTACCGAATAGTGTCATCCACGAAGACTCGATGGTCTGCTACAAGGGCGATGAAGGAACGTTGGTCGTGCTGGGCTGGTGGGCTGAGAAACAGGAGTGGGAAGAGGAAGAGGAAGAGGCCGACGATGATGATGACGAGTACTGAGGAGACCAGGTCATGAACAACCTTGCAACGACCACGCACACACTGGACATAGCGCGACAAACGTTCACACCCGAACAGATCCATCTGCTCAAGACGCAGATCGCAGCGGGCTGTACGGACGACGAACTGTCGCTCTTCGTCCACGTCGCGCAGAAGCGGGGGCTGGATCCGTTCGCGAAACAGATCTACGCTATCAAGCGCAAGGCGAAGAACAGCGCGGGCCAGTATGAAGAGAAGATGTCCATCCAGACGGGCATCGATGGCTTCCGCCTCGTGGCAGTCCGAGCGGGGTGCGAAGCCATCGATGACGTGGTCTACACCTACGACGCCCCCGCAAAGGGGCCAAGCAACCCCGTGGGACTCGTCAGCGCGAAGGTCTGCGTGTGGCGCAAGGGCGTCACCAGGGCGACCGAAGCGTCTGCGTACTGGGACGAGTACCGTCAGCAGGGCCCCCAAGGGCTGTCGCGCATGTGGCGCGACATGCCACGCGTAATGCTCGGGAAGTGCGCCGAAGCCCTCGCCCTTCGGAAGGCATTCCCCGAGGAGCTCTCGGGTCTATACACGGTCGACGAGATGGGGCAGGCGGAGAACGTCCCGATACAGCCCCCGCCCCCTAGCTCAGCACCCTTGAAGCAGGCGCGTGACTCGTCCGTAGATGCGACGCCCGTAGATGAGACGCTCCTATACTGGCAGCAGAGGATCGAAGCAGCACCGACCCTCGCGGCGCTGGTGAAGGTAGGTCAGGAGATCGGCGGCGCCGGACTGCCCCCGAAGGGGCGTGCTACACTCGAGAAGCCCTACTACGCGGCACGTGCCAGGCTCAAGGGCGCCGACGATGAGTTGTCGGCCGCCCTGGACAGGATCGCCCCCATCCAGGCCGAGGCTTCGTGATGCAGATGCGTCAGCTTACGGCGAGCAAACAGCCCCGCGCGAAGAAGTGCTTGGGATTCTTACGAACCGATTACGCGTGGGTCGACGAACCGGGGAGCGCGGCTCGGGTAGGAACCGCGGTTCACAAGCTGGCCGAACTGTTCGTCCTGACAGGGCAACGCTGCGTCCAGGACTGGGAGGAGCTGTCCTCCTCGGAGTACGAGGACGCGCTGTCGTACTGGGAGGCTTTGGCCTCCTGGCTCGAAGAGCCGACGATCACGCCGGACACTTGGCTCCCGATCCCGATAACGAAGGCGCAGGGGTGGCGCCCCGAAATCAAGTTCGCCTACGACCCTCAGAGCACCACCGCGAGGATTCTCCTCGCGGCGGAGTCCAGAGATTACGACGAGGCCCGCCCTGGTGAGATGACGGGGACGGCGGACCTCGTGTGGTGCGCGCCGAAAAGTGACCTGGTAGTCGTTCTGGACTATAAGACCGGCACGGGGAGGAGCCTAGAACCGCTGCGCGAGTCATCGCAGCTCAGGTTTCTCGCATTCGCTGCGGCTCTCGAGGCAGGGGCGAAGCGGGCCATCATCGGTTACGTCCGCGTTCGCGAAGACCAGCCGGTGTTTCTGGAGCTCGCGAACATGGACGGGTTCGATTTTGAGCTCGTAGCCACCGAGCTCGCCGATCTCGACGCGCGGATGACCGCGCACGAGCCTCCGGAGCCTGTCCCTGGGAGCCACTGCCGCTACTGCCCCGCGTCTACGGCCTGCCCAGCGATGGGGGAGATTCTGGGGCAGCTCACGCCCACGCCGCCGGCGAAGACGCTCGGAGGGCCCATCGAGACGCCCGAGGACGCGGTCTATCGGTTCGAGATGTGGGACGCCGTAGTCGAGGCTCACAAGGCCTATGTCCGCACCTTGAAAGCATGGGCAGAGACGCACGGGGGCGTGCGACTCCCGAACGGCGACGTGTACCAGTCGACAGAGCAGACGGTCGAGAAGATCGAGCCGAACAATGACGCGCTGGAGTTCTTGGGCTCCAGGCTGGGGGAGCACTTTCCGACGGCGGTCAGTGCGGCGGTGACGAAGGCCAGTTTGAAACGGGCGGCCCAAGCTTCGGGCGTGGCGTTCGAAGAGCTTCTGCAGGACCTCCGAGCCCTAGGCGCCGTAGGACAGGAGATTCGTACAGTGTGGCGCACTATGAAATCAGAGGAGCGGTCATGACACTTCCGGTCGGACATTTTGCAGGAAAAATTGTAGATTCTGGGGGAGACGAAACCTATTACGGAAAGCCTTACGTTTTCCTCATCATCGAGGTGGATGGGTGCGATGGCGAACACATGTGTAAACTATGGCTGTCCACCGAAGAGAACGCAGCCCGGACAGATGCTACGCTGCGAGAGCTGGGATGGAAGGGCGTCGATGCTAGTGACGTTTCGGAACTCCATGGCAAGGCGGTATCGGTCACCACGCGCGAGGAGACCTTCCAGGGGACGACGGAAGTCAAGATTGCATTTGTTAATGCACCGACTCCTGCGCGACGCCTCACCAAAGAGCAATTCGCTGCCAAGTACAGCGCCAGGCTCATTGAAATGTCACGGGCTCTGAGGAACAAGGCCCCGGTAGCGGTAGCGGCGGCGCCTAGAGGTGGCAAGGCCCCGACGCCCCCTGCAGCGAACGCCTTTGACCCCGGGGCGGACGACGTTCCATTCTGAGTCTGCGATGGTCATCCGAATTGGCGAAACGCCTGTCGTCATGAAGTTTCGTCGGATGTAATCGCGGCAAAGCAGGCGAGGCAAGGCAAAGCAGGCGCGGCATGGCGGGGCCGGGCGCGGCCGGGCATGGCTGGGCGAGGCAGGCAGGGCAGGGCCGGGCAGGGCCGGGCAAGGCCGGGCGCGGCCGGGCGAGGCAGGCAGGGCAGGGCCAGGCAAGGCCGGGCGCGGCCGGGCGAGGCAAAGCAGGCAATTCAAAGCAAAGCGTCTGCGTAACGAACAAAGGAGACACACAATGGGATCAGAGTTCAGTTGGAAGAATCATGAGTTTTCGAAGATCGACCCGGGCGTGGCCCATCGTTCGCTTGAAAAGGTGCGCATCCAGTATGGGGACCTGAAGTCCGAGCACATCGTCGAGGTAGCGAGAGACCCGAAACACCCCCTGCACAATGCATTCCCGTGGGACGACTCTGTTGCCGCGCAAATCGGCCGCGAGTCTATTGCTGCGCGTCTGGTACGGTCGATTCGAGTTGCCATCATCACGCCAGAGCGGAAGGAGATCGTCACACGAGCGTTCGTGTCGATCAAGTCTCCGGACTCGAAGGGGCAGCGGGCGTACGTCACGGTGACAGCCACACTCGACGATCCAGAGGGCAGGGCGTACATGATTCGTCAGGCATGGTTGCAGCTGCGAGCCTGGCGCCGCAGGTACGCCGAGCTGTCGGAGTTAGCGATGTTACACGACGCGATCGACCGTGCAGAGGAGCTGTCGGACATGGCCAGGTCTGCGTAGGAGGTACAACATGAGCCCCACCCAACTGATTGAGCTCTCGCGAACCCACGAAGTGGGCCTGTCGCGAGCATGCCGATGCGACGCTGACCTACGAGCCGAGCGCGGCGGGCTCGAGTGCGACACATGCAGGCGCGCGGTGCAGGTGACTGCTCGGCCTTACAGCGAAGACATGCCAACCATGCCAGCTAGGACAACATGAGCACTGTAAGCAGCAGGCAAAGCACCCGACGGCTCTTTTGCGACGAGTATTACCCGAAGCTTAGTAAGCTCGCGAAGGAGGCCAACGTGACCGAGGCATGTGTCCTCATATGGGTCAGGGGGCACGGATCGACGCCCCCCCCCTTTGCAGACCAGGTCGAAGAGCTGCGCAAGTTGCGCGCGCCACGCGCGCGTCCCATATCGGACGAACAGAAAGAAGCCATACGAAAGGCGCGGACACATCACCGACAGAAGCGCTGCACGATCTCTATACGCCAAATGAAACAGGAGGCGCATACGGTCAAAGAAAAACCTTTGGACGTGCCACGCCCAAAGATTCGCAAAGATTGCGAATCGTCGGAAAGACCCTGCCCGTGGGCGGGGTGCAGGTATAATTTGCTGTTAGATGTCAATCGAAACGGGAGCCTGCATATCGCCACCCGCGATGGGCTGGAGTTTATGCAGGAGTCGTGCGTTCTGGACGTTGCAGAACGAGGGGGGCAAACCCTGGAACAGATCGCACAATTCCTATGCGTGAGTCGAGAGAGGGTGCGCCAACTGTCAGACAGTGCGCTCGCGCGTTTTTCGTCGATAGCCCAGGGGCTGCGATAATGGTGGAGCCCTACCTGTTCTCGACGTTGCAAGCCGCGGCGTTCTGCGCGGTATCGAAGGACACGTTCAACCGACATGTTCGGCGCCATCTGACGCCCGTGTGCATCGGGAGCAAGACATTTTTTCGCGTAGAAGAGGTGAAAGCATGGCTGGATGGTCGATCAAGCGGGACAAGGGAAAGCAGACCTGGCAGGTCCGTTTCCGCCACGAAGGCGTGCGGGTCTCTATCACCACAGGAGAAACAGATTCTGGCGAGGCTAAGAGAAAAGCAGCCAGGATCTACGCGGACCACGTTGCAGGAAAAAGAGAAGTCGCCACCAGCGAAGTAGCGTTCGACGTCGTTGCAGCAGGGTATCTCGCGTCGATCACTGGGATCCTCGCGGACACGACCATCGATGCGTACGAGCTGTACGCCAGGAAACATTTTTGCCCACGGTGGAAGACGTTGACGGAAGCGGCAACAAACGCAGCGGTTGCGGACTACTCACGGGACAGGATCCGGAAGGTCACCAGGAGCGCGTTGCAACACGAACTGAGCGGGTTGTACGGGATTTTCAGGTTCGCGGTTGAAAAGGGCTACTTGGCCAAGGGGGGGATACCGGACAGATTCAAGCTCCCAAAAACAGCGATCGGGGTGCGCGTAGGTCCGCAGCGGGCGAAGGCTCCGGATTTCTCCCCCGAGACGATCGAAGCCGTGCTCGAGGCGCTCCCAGAAAGGACGCCCAGGGGGAAGCTGCCCGCGAAGGCACGGTTCACGATCTCGTACGAGACCGGCTTGAGACCGTCGACACTCGACCGGCTCGAGTGGCCAGACCTCGATTTGAAACGCGGGGAGCTCGTCATTCGGGACGAGACCGACAAGATGCGTTTTGGTCGAGTTTTGCCGCTGAGCAAGCGGGCACTTGAATGGTTCGAATGGCTGTGGCGCGAGTCAAAAGAGAAGGAGGGGCTCGTGTTCGCGCCGCGGGATTATCGAGCCGCGCTCGAAAAAGCGGCCAAAGAGGCGGGAGCATTGGGGCTCGATGCTGAGGGATTGGCGGCGTACGATTTTCGGCACTCGTGCGCGACGCATTCATTGGACGCCGGTGCGAGTCTTGGCGGAGTGGCATTCATGCTGGGGCATCGCGACGTGAACACGACGGCGATCTATGCTCACCCAACGAAAGGGGCCGCGGAGGATGCCGTGGGGCGCCTGGGGGGCGTTGGGTCTCCCTTGGGTCTACCGGGTCTACCGGAGGGTGCGAAGGAGGGGAATTGAACCCCTACAGCCTTGCGGCCACTGGAACCTGAAGGGAGCGCGCGAGCTTGTTTTTTCGAGGTTCCAGAACAAATGCGACCCGAGGGCGAGAGCAGCACGACGCGGGGGGACGCAGGGTCGGGACCACGTCACTTCGCGAGGCGGGTGACCGAACGAGCCATGGTCGATGCGGGCATCGACGAAGAGTTTCGAATCCTGGTCGAAGCGGCACTGGCAGGTGACGATGGGCGATACTGGGAGCACGCGATCCCGCTGGCTCGGGTCTTGGGGTGGCGCGAATGACGCCGGGGACGCTCCTTCGAGCGGCGCTTTTACTGTCGCCCGAGGACCGCTGCGACCTAGCGGCCATTTTGAGGGAGTCTATAAAAGGCACGCCGACTAAGGCGGCGACCAAAGCCGAGCAGGAAGGAGACGTGCTGGCGCTGCTCGCCGAACGGCCGTCCTCCCCGATGGATATCATGGCGACGACGGGTCTTTCACGCATGCAGGTCGCCGCGATCTTGCGACGGCTCAAGCGCGCCAAGCGTGCCTACAACCGCAACGCGGTCTGGAACGTCGGAGCCGAGCCCGCCGTACCGCGGATTTACATGCTCGACTACGCATGACCTACGATCGACCCCGAAGATTGGCGAGATCAGCTTGCCATGTTCGTTCGTGCTGCAACGGCACGGGCCAAAATGGAGCGCGGGGAGCCGATGTCGCCCCCCGAGGCTGCGGCTTTCACGGAAAAACCGGAACGCTCCATCCGGTCGCTGATCGAAAAAGGAGAATTGAAGGCGACCCGGGGTACAGCGGGATGGTCGGGATGGTTAATCGACGCGGCGTCAGTCCGCGCGTACAGAGCAAGGAAGAAACTGAAATGAGCTTCCGAGGATACGAGATATGCCAGGTCAACGGCGTGCCTGATTTCTTCGCTGAGGGGATGGCGGCGTACGTCCGCGACGCTGTGTCGCGATACGGCGCCGCACCCCCAGAGGAGGTCGAAGGCCTACTATGGAACCACTACGAGTGGAATCTATCCAGGCTAGACGAGTGCGCGCGTTCGCGCGCGCGAGACCTCCTCGTAAATGGCTACGAGGCGGCACGCGCCGATGCCGCTGAAGCAGCAGTTAGCTGGACCGTTCTATACTGAAAGGAACCGATGATAATAGCAACGAGGAAGGCGGAGAGCGAAGCTCTCTCCGCCTTGGGTGTCACTGGAGCAGCAGCGGAGCTGCTCCTTGCCGACGGCGCCCATGCGAGACATCTCGCACGAGTGGCAGCAGCCCGTGCTGCATTATTGGGAGTGGACAGCATGTACGCCGACGCAATCGTCGTCGGCGTGGCCGAGATCATCGGAGTCGGGGGGCCTCTCGGCCTGTCAGGTGCCGGTACAGCGCGGCACCCAGGGCTCGACAGCCTGGGAACAGGACGCAAGCATGCACGTGACGGAGGGGCATGGGATGCGGCCATCGCATCCGCCATCTATGAGTTGATGGCGGAGCTCCGCAAAGAGGAGCCGGGCTTCGACTCTGCGCCCTTCACCCTGATCGCCACCGCGCAGGGCCTCCAGCTCACCCTGGAGGGGGCGAATATGCCATGGGCGGTAGATCTCGCAACCATCGACCCACGGTGGTTGCGGTCTTTAGCAGCCGAGGGGCTGCGCCGCGCGACGGGGTCGGACCCCGCGCACCTTCACGAATTGCCGGTCCCATTCGCTGGGGAACCCAGCGCATGGGCGGAGGTTTTCAATTTTGCGGTGCAAGGTGGGTTATGCTAGATTATCACCGCGCACCAAAGAGCGAGCGCTAGTCCCGCCCGCCGCTACGACGCCTCGCGTCGCCCAATACCGGGAGATCGCGAGGCGTCGTTTTTTTTACGCAATGCTAGGGTCGGCGTCGTCGTAGTACGGCTGCCGCGAGAGCCGCTACCCATAACGTAACGTGTCCCTGTCCCTGTCTGGAAGCGCCGACAGCGCACCCGCTGTCTCCTGACACGACGACAGGTACTGACGCGTCCTCGCCCAGCGAGGCATCAGCAGCGACGGTCGCGTCGATGCCCGCTTCGACCCCGGCTTCGATTCCCGCTTCGACCCCCGCTTCGATGGCAGCGTCGATTCCCGCTTCGACGGTCGCATCGATGGTCGCGTCGATGGTTGCATCGATGGTTGCATCGACGGCCGCATCGATGGTCGCGTCGATGGTTCCATCGATGGTTGCATCGACGGTTGCATCGATGGTTGCATCGATGGTTGCATCGACGGCCGCATCGATGGTCGCGTCGATGGTTGCATCGACGGCCGCATCGATGGTCGCGTCGATGGTTGCATCGATGGTTGCATCGACGGTTGCATCGATGGTTGCATCGACGGTTGCATCGATGGTTGCGTCGATGGTTGCATCGATGGTTGCATCGATGGCAACCGTCGCGTCTATCGTTCCCGCATCGACAACAGGAGCAGGCGGCGCTTCAACGCATGCCCCATCTGCACGGCAGACCAATGGCGCGCAGTCCTGATCCGAATAACACACCCACGGTGGCGGGGGGGGCGGGTCGACACATGCCCACCATGCGTAACCCGCGCCTTGGAATACGCATTCCTGCCCAGCGCTACAATCGCTAGCACTAAGACAATATCCCGGCGGCGGGACAATTGGTGCAGCATCAGGCACCGTCACGTCTTCTGACGCATCCGTGACAAGCGACGCTTCAATTGCATCAGCAGACGCATCTGCCACGGCATCCGCAACGACGCCACCATCCAAATCAGCGTCAAGGCTAGCGTCATCCACTCCGCTAGCGTCTCCACTATCACCGCTCCCAGCGTCTCCACTAGGAACACCAGCGTCTCCGCTGCCGCTATCGTCTCCGCCGTCACTATCCCCAGCATCTCCGCTATCATCTCCAGCGTCTCCGCCATCGGCCCCCGCAGTGTTTTGCATCGCGACATCCGCAAACGACGGCCCAGAATACATAGAAACTCGCACATCCCAAGGCCCCGCGATCCCATTCGCTAAAACCGAAAAAGATGCGACTCCCGTTGCGTCCGTTGTCCTGGCAACTCCCGTTGCGCCGGTCCCCGACAGCACCCCGCTTGCCCCCGTGGGAGGAGCGTTGCATCGAACCCAACACCCCGCGGTTGGCGTGGACGAACAGGACACAAGGGCGTCTACATCATCAGCGAACGGCGAATTGACCTCTGCTACGCGCGAGAAAGATATCGGAGCAACCGAGATGCTGCACCCATCGCAATCGTTCGAGAAATCGAAATCATAGGTCAGCGCACCGACCGACGCGCGGACCACGTAATCGCCGCCGCTAACGGGCTCGACACGAAAACCCCATGCAACCCCCGTTGCGTCTGTAGTGCTTGTCGTAGGAGTGACGATCGCCCCCCCGCCAATAACCGCGATTGTCACCGGGGCTCCTGCGATCCCGCCGCCGTAGGCGGTCGCTTGGATTCCGATCGTCGAGCTACTGGACGCGACGCCAACTGAGAGCGCACGGGTAGACGATGCGACCTGTCCGATCCCCTGGGCCCATTCGAAAAGCTCAGGCCCCCCCCCGCTGCGCTGCTCGACTCGCTCGACTCGCTCGACTAGCTCAACGCGCTCGACAGCACACCCCCACAAAAAACAACCGATACACGCCAGCGCCCAGCGGCTATTCACTGGACGCGTCTTCGTGCAGCCACGGGCACAGGTCATCCACATCGGGCCCAGCGTCGATGCACGACGTGTCGATCGTGAGCTCCGCTGTCGTCGCCCCGCCACAGCGTAACAGGAGGAACACCGCCGCAGCGCACCCAACCACCAAAACAGACCTAACCATGGACGCCTCCATCCGAGTTCCCACACGCAGGGCAGTCCTCGTGTCGGAGTCGAAGCCTAATGTGGGGCCAGCAACTCGCGAGCCACACCAACAGCACGCACACCAGAAGCGGTAGTAAACGTGTCACGACTGCGGCAGCATCCGCCCCGCATCGAACCAGCCTTGCAGCGTGCGTCCGTACGGATCGAATTTCTTTCCAATCTGCCTGCTCGACAGCACGCACCGCGTCCCGTCCCCGCCTCCGCCCTCCGCCGTCACCCAGCGGTCCGGAATCATCCCGTTCGGCTGTTCTAGGAACACCCCCACGTGCCCGTCATTCGATGACGGCGTGGATGCAACGTAAAACACGTCCCCTGGGAGCGGAGTTATGTGCAGCGGCCACGGGCACCATGCGCGGCTCGCATACGAGACCCCCCCCAGGTAGGCGAAGATCCCGCTCCCGCACCGCGCTACTGACGCTGTTCTTCCCGACCAGTGCAGCGCGGCTCGTACGAACAACGCGCACGACGTTTTCCAACTGGCGATGCTGCTCATCCCAACGGAGCCGACGTATCCGGCGGGATGAAGCCCGCAATTGATGAACCTGGCGTAGTCCGCAGGTCGTTCCCTCCACCCCATCGCACCTTTCGCCAACGCTTCGAAGCAGCACCGAACCAGCCTCGCTCGAGGCGTCTCTCCCCCGACCCATGTGAAATTATCGTACTCAATGTCCTCCGCCTTTGCATGCGGATCAGACAGACACTCGATCTCAGACCCGATCCAGATTATCGTCACGCGAGCCCTTCTTTCCACCGCATTATGGTGACCTCACACAACACATCGCACGCCATGCCGAGTTCTTTTAGGTCCATGGCGATCGCCATGACCGCGCGGTCCTTATAAACCTCTACCAACTTAATCGCCGGACCCGGCGGGACCCACCCGTACGTATCCAATACCTTAATTTCTTGCGCCTTGCATATCGTTCCGAATTCGATCGACGCGCGGTATTTCCCCGATACAGATTTGGGGTCCACATTGTAGGTCCCGATGATGAGGTACTCCCACGTCACCGTAGCGCACTGACCAGGGAGCATTTCGAACGGAGACGACACATAGAGCCCCGCTTCTGCGCGGACTCTGTCTAGCCACTTTTGACGCCAGGGGAAGCTCACTCGTGGCGTGTAGGTGTGAACGCTCGTTGCCTTCACCTCCAGAGTCCACTCCGGGTTCTCAATGGTCCGAAGCGCCAGCCCATCGCGCCATTCCACCAGGTGGCTGTCGTTGGTCCCCAGCACCTGCCCGGGCTTCCCAGACATGATGTATAGGCGCCGGTCATCAGCGAGTGAGCCCCCCCCATCGAGCACTCCGTAGGTGTCAATTTTTCGTTCTGCGGGGACCGCAGGATTCGCCCATCCCACCGTCTCACCGCGGCCTGTCGTCGACAGGACCAGCCCCGCTTTCCCACCTGGCGATATATACAGCCCCACGTCCTTATCGAGGGTCCCCCCGCCGCAGAGCGGCAACACTGGATTGATCGCAACTGGAGGCGCAGGCGACACCCATCCCACCTGACCGGCAGCGTCGGTCGCCAGAACCTGCCCCTTCGTGCCAGCGGGCAGACTGATCTCCAGGTCCTGGTCGAACAGCCCCCCACCAGCCAACGGCGCCTTGGTCCTCAAAGTGTGAGGTAGCCCCATCGGAGGGGGGACCCACTTCGCACCGATCCCATCGGTCCCGAGCACGTATCCAGTCGGCCCCGCGCCGACCGTGATCTTGCGGTCTACACTCAGATCGCCTCCGCCGATGAGAACACCCACACCCTCGACCTTGCGCTCCACCGGAACCGCCGCAGGGAGCGATTGCCACGCCACGCGTGCACCTTCCGCCGTGCCCAAAAACTGCCCCGCGCCACCAGGCGCGATTGCCAGCGCCCGGTCAACCGAGAGGTCCCCGCCGCCGGTCAACGGGCCCGCAGTCGCGACGACGCGCTCCACGGGAACGCCAGGTGCCGGTGGGTCGACCCACGCGACTGCGCCCGCATTAGACCCCAGCAGTTGGCGATCTTGGCCCGGGGCGATTGCCAGCGCCCGGTCAACCGAGAGGTCCCCGCCGCCGGTCAACGGGACCTTCGTCCCAATTTTTCGCGTCGCTGGGACGTCGCCACCCGAAGCTCGATTACCCGCAGCTAATTCAACCCAAACCCCCCCGTCGACGACCTCGTAAACGACCCCGGCAACAGCGCCCACGCTAGCCGCACTCGACACCGTTTGGTCGTCGACCGCCCAACAGAGGCCCTCTCGATCCTCATTGGTGACAGGCCAGGAGTCGCTGTTTTGAAGTAAAATGATGGTCCTGTCTGGGAAATATTCGATTTCAGCATGATCACGGTCCGTTGTTTCTGAGAAGCGACCCACAACGAAACTTCCCCCCGAAACGCCCGCTCGGCAATATTTGCCCCGATTTTCCCCCTGTTGCACAATTGCAGCGAGCCCCCCCTTTTCCACTGACCCCACGATCGGCCGATCGTCGCGATGGACTACCCTTACAAATGACGGACGCGCACGAGTTAAAAACATCTAAATTCCTGTCACCCAACTACCAGACCGTTGATGCCTGCGCCATGACTATGCAGTTCCTAACGAGACCGTTGCGTCGAAAGTTACCGCAACCAACAGCCCCGTGGTTGCCGTGGGGGGGGCCCCCTCGCCATCTTTAGGAGGCGGTGCTGCGCGACTCGCGTGGAATTCTACCTGGTACATCGTGCTGTTGATCCTACCTACACGAATACCAGGGTTAAGGAGCGCGCCCGCCATATTTATGTCTGTTCCAATTACCGCAAAAAAGACACTCGGAGGTTCGGGAGCTGTTGCTCCCCATGTGATCAGAGCGTGCACGGTGCATGAACCAGAATGGGGGGACGACGCGTAGCCTTCGTCCCGGCAATGCGCGACAGCGTGCGCCGTGACGTGCATTGACATCCCGGGTTTCACATAAAATTGTTCCGGCGCATCCACAAATGAAGGTGTCCCCCTAGCGTCCCCCCATACCCGAATCGCGACCGCCCGTAAATTGTACCCCTCGGCGAAGTATCCCTCGGTCTTCACCACCGCGCCAGATCGCACGTAGGCGTCTTTTCGAGAAAACCCGCCGTCTTTCCCCTTGATTTCCCAAACTACCACCGGTGCCCAATCAGGCGGCGCGCTGTCATGACCTGTCAAGACTTGCCCTTCTACGCCCGGCGAGATTGACAGAGTCAAGTCTTTGTCGAACAGGCCCCCCCCTACTATGGGATAGGTGGTCCCGAGAGTGTGCGCCGTGCCCCCACCCTGCCCAGGCGCCCAACCAACAGTGCCAGGTGCAATCGTCGTCAAGACGTGACCCGTTGTGGACGCTGGCGAGATCGACAGAGTCAAGTCTTTGTCGAACAGTCCGCCACCCGATATAGGGAACGACGTCCCCAACGTGTGCGTCGTACCTCCCCCAGAAGGCCTCCACACCACTTGCCCTTCATATGTTTGGAGAGAGTAACCTTCTTCGCCAGGCTCGATTGAGAGCAGGATGTCGTGGTCCAGCAGCTCACCGCCACTCAATGGCCATGCTGTATTGACCCAAAAAGGTCCCGCAGCCCCCCCGCCCTTTTCAAAGGGCATCCACTGGATGTTTTGCAAGTTTTCTTTGCCACTGGGGGGGGGAGAATCCACGTCGTCGCTGACCCACATTTCCCATTGTGTCAAATCTCGATCCCACCCACGCAAATAAAAAGCACCCGACATCACACCACCCCCTTGCCCATGCGTCGCAGCGCTGCTGCGAATTCGTCTTTTTTTGGCAGTTCAGCAAAAGGAACAACCCAACTATTGACGACAGCCAAATACCCGTACTCAGCCCAACAACGAGCCCCTAAAAGCTCCTGCCCCTCAACTTCCGAGGATGAAAACAGAACCCCCTGAACATTCAATTCGAGATCCTTAACAACAATCGTTTCAGAGCATGCCACACCCCCTGCGCTCGCACAAAATGCCTCGACAAAACCACCCCATTGCGCTGTCCGCACTGCCGCGTCGGCAGTAACAACCTGTCGAAACGCTGCAGTGACAATCAACCCATAAGCCGCAGGAACAACAGGCGAAAGCAACGTCAGGCTGGGCCAAAACCCAAGGACTCGTTTCCTACCCGCCAGCACATCTGATCCCGTCGATCCCCTGCCTACTGCGAAAATGCCCCATGGTAACCCCGCACCACCGCCGTCGATCACCAATTCGGTGCGCCCCTCGATAGGATCATCCGTCAGCTTAGCGCCTTTCCCGGTGATGCGGATCATAGGGCGCATTGGCAACGGCTTACTATCCTCGCCAGCCCACAGCGGAGGCGTGAAATATCGGTCCAACCAATTGAGAGATTCAACAGCCATAACCGACCCCTTCCCCGATTGCTCCCCCCGGGAGAGCACGTATCGAGCAATTCTTGGACGAGACGATGCGCCAAGCACTCAACGGCCGACCAACAGGAACCGCTGTGAATTCAGAATCAACATCATGGGCCATTATTATCTCATATTGCGCATATATCGCCCCGCTGTATGTGTACAACAACACCATTTGATCTCTGTTCATGCCACCTGGCGTGGCCATGTTGATCGCGTAGCGAGTAACCAGCAATGGAACATGTTGCCCATCCGTTATTCGTAAAGGCTTGACATTCATCCCATCGATAAGCATCAAACTGACCAGCACAGCATGCGCCGCATTTGTCCGGAGATGATCGCCTTCTTCGCTTACGAAACCTACCTCGCAAATGGAGTTATTTCGAAACGGAAGCGAAGCGTTAGCATCTACCGGAGCTACGCCGTTGGGACGGTCCCTGTCGCCGATAGTTGCGCGCCAGGTCTCAAGAGCTGACACGCGACCCGTGAGCGCTGTTATGTCGCCGCCCTGTTTCTTTTCGAGTGCAGACACGAGTTCTTGGATGAAGTCCGCATATTCGAGCAGTTCAAGCAATTGCTCCGCTACAAGACCAGCATGCAACGTGTGGTCCTTATAAACGAGCGCACGTCCCCCTACGTGGTCTGTCCCTTCATGGTTCAAAAGCAGCTGGTATTCGAACAACTTCTCATAGACAAACCCTAGCTGTTCGTAAACCGTTCCCGCTGCAATGTCCCCGTAACGTCTCGGGATTATTGCGGAGCCAATCAGCTTAGACCCTTCCTCAGATTTCAGTAACTCGAGCAACTCGTTTCGCCGGACCCACAAATAACGCGTGCGATCTGCCAGTGCAGAAAGCCCAATGTTACAAGCTGCCGCTGTGGGCGGATCCCCGTCGTCAGGAATGACGAATTGATCGCGCCATTTGTCATCGCCCGGAATAGGACGGCCCATTTATTCGATCTCCCAATATCTACAGTGTTGCAAATCACGCGTACAATCTGAAGGATCTCCGTAGCCCCACGCGCCCCACGTGCCATCTGGAACGTTGACTGGATTCTTGGGGTCAAACATGGTCGGGTCGTCGCACCATATCACCGCTCGAATCAGGGAATGTGCGCCCTTTAGCTCGCCGATCCACGCGCGCAAAATGTCGCATTCTACGCGCGGCACCATGTGCCCCAACCCGAGCCCGTCATCATGCGCTGGCAACGATCCCAGCGTACCAGGCCGCTTTGGATATTGATCCGTAAAAACCACCATCCACAAATCAGACCACCAACCCGATCGCTCTGGATGCGAGATGCTATCCCAATTCCACGGGGCCTCACATTCTGTCAGAACGCCATCACGATCCACCGAGACCCAAACCCCAGCACGTGAAATCAAACGCACCATAGGCTTGCTCCGTAGGTACCCGTGCACTTGCTGCGCAATTTCACGGGTTCTAGCCCTGGCCCAACATTCCAGCCAACCACGCAAGCGGAGCTGATAGCTCGAATCGGGCTCGTCCTGCCACCTGACGAGGCCCCTGGTTCGTCCGATCAAACCCAAAGCATCCGGAGTACCCATCCCAGGCCAAGCAGCTTGCAGCCCCTCTAGTGCGACGTCAGCGAGAACGTCATGCGTCGCGACGACCGCCCACAGGAGGCGGAACCCTACAGACTGACCTAGGCGGTCAGACAGCCACACCGGAACATATTTCCGCAGACTGTCGCGGAACCTAGTGGAAACCGTGTCTCCCATTTCACGTCACCTCGGAAACGACCCGTAGGGTAACACCCAGTTTTAAAGACGGAACCTCGCCTCCGTTTAGCGCGACATCTGCACCCGTACCGTCGACGTCATAAACCGACGCATGCGCTGCCTTGAGCGTCCCTGCGAGCCCCGCCGCAAACCACCACCCTTGCGTGGCAGGTGGTTTCGTAAACCCGCCGATCGGATAGGCAGAGACCCACGCCTGGGCAGCAACTCGCAGCGCGACCTCGACAGCAACTACATCGATTTGAGTCCCTTGGAGCCAGACGACGACATCGCGCCCAATATTGGCAATTGCCGCAGACGCGACAAACACGGTGACACAATCAGGACGAGCCAGCGCCTCCACACTGGCTCGCACAGCAATTAAATCTTCCGCACTCACAGCTCCAGATTTTGACGCGACAAGTACGTGCACTTCGCCCGTCGAAGAACTGCGCGAGACAAAAACGCGATTGACATCCGTTGGCCGACCGTCGCTTTTTTTTGCTGTTTTGGCTGCATACGAAAAGGCCCGCCGTGGTCCCCCATTGGACAGCGTCCCCAATTTGTCGCGACACCGCGCGCGCAGCATAGGATCCGTTTCCTCGTCGACGCCAACAACAGCCGCAGGATTACTCACCGAAACGCCGAGCATTTTGGTTTCCAAATCCACAATTTCACCCGGACCCGCGTTAGACCCGGACCCAAATTCGCGCGACGCGATCGGTGCGTCGCGTGTCTGCCCAGGCATAAGGTCGACTTGCGTCGTATTCAGGTAGCTTTTCCCGTTGATCGAGTGCAGCGCAATAAGCTGTCCTGGTTGCCAACTGTACAGACCACCACCGGAATTTGTAAGCCGCAAGAGCCCCGTGGCTTGAGTTGCACCCTGTCTTTGCTCGCCGAATACAGAGCGCGCCAACAACGTCAGCCAGCTTTTTTCTGCGGTTTCCAAAAAACCAGCACGAGATAACGCGACGACTACAGCGGATAACTCAGCATAATTTGTTGCTATAACCTGCAAGATCGTGCGCAAACTTCCCCCAATTCGCCACGACCTTGCGGGGACCCCTAGCCTTTCCAAGTTCGACAAATAGCGTTCGTAAGTCTCTTTCGCTGTCACTTCTGACAGCAGGTCCGAGATCCCGATCATCGGATCACCCCAGACCCAGATGAGACATCAAAACTCAACGTCGAATTCGACATCGTAACCACCTCGACAGTAATCCTAGCAGCTTTTGCTGTACCAACTGTCGCCTTTACCACCTGAACACGCGCATCTTTCCTGAAATCACTTTCGATCGCATGCGCGATATGTTGCAACGACGTAGAGCTCGACAGTAGCGAAAAGACCCCAACACCGCGGTCCCCATCGTCCAGGTTAGATCCTGGGTCCTCGATAAGACGGTGCAAGAGGTCTTGCCACAGCTCTTGATCTGCGTTGCTCAATTCGCGACCATATGGATCCAGGTCATATTCGCAAACGATATCAGCCATTCTACACCCCAAAAACCTTTAGAGACGCAACAGACGGAGGCAAAGGAGGAACAACGATCCCCGATGTTTTTAGCACCTCAACAACCGCCGCGGCCCACGTTATCAGCTCAGGAGCTAGCACTATGGGCTTTAGTGCCATCGCATCCCCCAACGACACGCGCAGCGCCTCGATACTCGCCGACACACAGCCCCCACTGCCCACCGCGATTTTCGTCGCGGTCAGAGAAACATCGAGAGGAAGACCCGAGCCATCGAACCCAGACACCACGGGCAGCGCGGGATTTCCACCTTGGAAGTGCAATTCCACAATCACGCCAGGCAACAATTTGGCAGCAAACCCAGGGATCCCGTACCAAATCGAAACTGGCAGGGTAGGAGGCATAGGCCCCGCGAGATCTACCGGTTGAAGAACCAACCGACCGTCCACCCCCTGCAAAACCACTCGATAACGGTAACTTTGCAGGAACAACACCCCAACATTTTCACGAATCAACCTGCGGAATAATAACGACATCCCGCCGGGTGTCTCAGACGCCACGGGTACAAGCCAACTTTGCGAGCGCGCGGGCCCTTCTCCCCAACTTTGACATACGTCCCCCAACTTCCAAACCGATGCGCCCAGCCGTGGATCCGCAATCAGGCTACCAGGGGAAAGCACGCCATCGCCCGCGAACGTTGCGCATCGCGTAACAGGATCCCAATCCAAAAGGTCGAACGTCAACCAATCCACCAGCGCTGGTATTCTGGCACCCACGGTGGTCACACCAGAAATCGGATCGACGTGCCACGGACGATCGCCGAACACACGCGCCGCAGGCCCCCCCGCGCGCACATAATCGACCCCGTACCGTACAGGCAGAGGATCCGAGATTGCCTCGCCAATTTCGGATCCTGTCGCCGCCACTACTGCAGACGACAAAACCCCCACGTCATTGTGAAAATGAAGCGGCAAAACATCGCGCAGCCACCCGCCGGAAATGCCACCGATCACCCGGACCCGCAGACGATCGACCCATAGCCCGCTGAACGTCTCGACTACCCAACAGCGCAACGGAGTTGCTTCGACGAACAACACTGCAGGTCCGATCGGGACGCTTGGAATGATGTCGCATTCAGCTTCAATCTCAGCCGTCCATACTCCGGTCGTAGGCTGCATCAGCCAACAACTACGAACAACGAACCCATTGAGCGTGATCACAATGCCCCCTGCGCATCGGACTGCGCAGCTAAGCGCCCCACATTCTCAAGAGCCTTCAAAAATCCCTTTTGGGCCTCCGTTTGCGCCGTAGGAACAGGCGTGCTCCCCCCCGGTACCGCAGCCATGGGACGAGCAAAGATCGGGAGCGCCCGTTTCCACTGGATGAATTTTACCGTGCACGTCCAAAGACCATCGTCAGACTGGGAAAACTGCGACACGTCTTCCACAATTACCGCGGAAATCGACAAGGGAGGAAACGACAGCGCAGGGTGAGAGATCCCCAACGCAACCCGCATGACGCGTGCATCGAGAAGTAACCTTGCGAAAACCTGCCATTCTAAAAACTGCGAGCCCAACCAAAGCGCAAACTCTACCTCGAATTTCGCTGGTTCCTTTCCCACGCAAACAGTGGAGCCACCATCGAATCCGACCCCAGCGCGAACATCCCATTTCCTAGGATCTCCAGCGCCCTTAACTGTCGCTCGGCCAGGAGAACGCATAGGGCCGAGGAGGATACAATCAGCGCGCGGGATCGCAGAATCTAGAAGGTCACAAGGCATCATTACGAAGCACCCAGCCCTTGCGCAAGCAACGCGTTTTCAATCGCTCGCGTCAATTCTGCCAAGAAACTGGGATTTTTGGAAGGGTCGATCCCTCCCGCTGCGTTGATCGTCACGTTCACCGTGACGTCGCGAGCTGCGGGCGCGGCCCCATAGCCGCCGTTCCTATCCCGAACCCCCCCAACCCGAGCACGTACGCCCCCACCACCTGCGTCGGCTCCGTCCCCTGACCCACGAGCCGCCACTGCGTCACCGAGCGCGCCTACAGCCGCTACAGCCGCAGGAGTGCCAGTTTCGATACCCGCCGCAAAACCGAGCGCGGTGTTTGCCCCGAGCCCAGCAAAAACCCGCGATGGCGACTTGATTCCCAGCGCCTTTTTGAGGTCCGCGATCATCAGCGCGCCCATCGAACCGATCGCGACGCTAGCAAAACCCTCGTTTGACTTCACGCCAATAGCCATGCCCGCAGGGATCTGTTTCCCCGCGTCGACAGCCGCAGCCCGTACCTCAGGCACCGGAACCGCACCAGGCACACCCGCCGTCCCACCGCTGCCCGTTGGCCCAACAGGTACCTTTGCAGGCATTACCCCCTGCGGTGTCGCACCTTGCCCTGACGCAGCGTCCAAAGCGAACCCTGACGCAGCGACGAACGGAGCGGTAATGAACCGCATTTCAGCAATTTTCGCCTTTAGCTCTGGGTTATCGAACGCCGCGACAAGCGCGATCTTGAGCCGGTAGGCAATTGCGACGAGCTGAAGCAGCACAGTTCCAACTCCATATAGGACATCCTCAAGTAATGGCCCATGCCTGATCAGCCCCTGAACTACTGAATCACCGATTAGCTTAAATACCTTTTCCAAACCATACCCGAGCACACTGTTTTTTGACAGTAAATTAGCTAGATTTGACAAACCAACAAGCACCGGCTCAATATTGATCCCAGAAAATAGCCGTGCGATGTTTTCGTGAAATCTCCCAGTTATCGCGTCAATCGTCAACGCCTTTCGAAGATTGATAGCCCCGAAATTCTTTTCCACTGCCGCCCGCAGCGCTGCGGCCCCATCCGCTAACTTGACCCCACCGGCACGAAGGCGAGCCCTAGCGTCCCCAAGGCCAATTCCAAGCTTCGTAGACAGTTGCTTTGCAATGTCGTCGAAGGACACGCCCCACCCCCTCATTTCCCTAGGATCTGGCAATTGGAAACGACCAAGCAGCTTGTTTGCCTCAAGAATGCGACGGAAAGACCCCGCAACGTCTTCGCCCATCGCTTCCGAAACATGGCCGAGCGCTGCCATCGAGTCGACCAGGATTTGCCCATCGATCCCAGTCTTCCAAAGAGAAAGGGCCATTTCTTGAAGCTTCGCGCGTGACGTGGGGAGCACGCGAGCCAACTGGTCGATTTGAAAAGTCAACGCTGCACTATTCGCTGCGCCCCCAAGTACGGACTCGCGCCAAAGGCCCGCAGTACGCGACGCATCAGCCGAGATTAGAACCCACTTCGCGACCGCCACGGTTGCTTCCGCAACTTTCACAGTGATGGCAACGAACGCGACAGCAGCAGCGGCCACAGCAGCAGCGACCACACCCGCTGCGCCCCCTGCTTTGCCCATTTTTCCCGCCATCGCGCCCATACCCTCGCCACCTGCGGCAGCTTTAGCGCCGCCACCTTCGAAGATTTTCCCTACCCTAGAGAAGAGATCACCGATCCCCTTGATCGGTTTCTCACCCTCTTTCGCCCCCTTGGACAGATCCCTTAACGCCAGGCCGCTCTTATGCGTTGCCCCTGTAGTCTTGACCGTCTCTTTTTGCTCGCCTATCATCTTCCTCGACAAATCACCTTTTGACGTCTTGACCTTTTCAGTAGCTCCTTTTAGGCGATCCATATCTGCCCCAATGTTTTTCAGCGCTGCTTGTGTCGCACCGATTTTCGCACGTAGCTCATCGAGCGCACTTCCCGCCTTAGCCGACGGACCGGAAATCCCTTCGACCAGCGTTAGTTTGAATTCAGACTCACCCGATGCCATGTGACGTCCTGAAAATCATTAGTGCCTCTACTAGCAGTAAAGCGCCTACGTGCGCCTGTATGTTTTCCCGGTCGCCCCCGAACAACTCGACTAGACACTCCGCAGCAAATGCCGGATTCCTCGCGCAGCGTGCAAAGCCATCATCTATTTTTTTTGATCACCTTCCCTCTGCACTCCGTACAGATACGCTAACGCCAACGCACAGCGACCAACGAGCGCAGGCCGCTCGAACACGAGCGCACGGTAAGCTTCGACTGTTGGGTGTACCAGACACGGTGTCACGTATGAATCCAAATCGGACGATGTTTGCTTTGAATTGGCGAATCTAGTGTGAACGATTGACGGCCCCAGCTTCACTGCAACGAACCCTCCCCCCACGTCGCGACAGTCGACGATTTCGAATTGAACGCCACGCGGCCCTAGCTCGTCCTCTAGGCGGTCCTCCAAACGCAGCATTTCCAGTTCACTGGCTGCCTTCTCCTGGAGCCGCCTGTCCTCGCGTTCCGCTCGTTTCTCTTGTGCTTGCGCCAGCAAATACAAAACATCTTCCATTGTAGAACCACCTTTCACGGGACATCTCGGACCAATGACCAAAGAATTTTACCGTTTTCTGTAACCGTCATCACGCCGATTTCCAATTCAGAAACAAGCTCATCGATACCTTCGGCGTGCGAGTTCTTCTTGCCATCGATCGTGCACCCCAAGAGAACCGATACCAGCGGAACCGCAGGAGTAATTGCCGGCTCAAAAGTAGACACCGTCAGCAAAAACTGAGCGTCCCCATACGAACCCAAACCGAAAGGGGTTAAAAATGTCGTCAACCAGTCTTCAGTAGACCGGAGCAACTTGAGCGTGCAACTGACCTCATACTTTCCCGACGTCTTGCCTAGCACAGTACCCGAGCGTTTTGCGCCATAAACTGCCTTCCTGGTGCGTTTCTGCTCGTAGCTCAATTCCAAAACGCCGACCATTGGCGCACCGTTTACGGTAAAGGAGCAGCTATTGCCAGAATAGATCACCCCGTTTACGCGAGGGTTGATGACCATAGGATCCATCATGATTGCACCCCACCAGACAGCGAAACAACATAACCGACACTAACGGCAAACTCTTTGATGTATGCCAAAGAAACTATTTCCACTTTTGCATGGATCACCGCGCCGGCATTCGACGAAATGTCGTCTGTTCTGGAAAGGACGCATTGCACGTCAGACGTGCGCCCGCGCAGTTGCGATTTTAGGCCTGCGTCCACCAGGCCCTCGATTAGCTGCGCCGATTCCTCGGAAATGTATCGCTCCCCATTCGGACCCTTCTTTGTAGACTTTTCGACGCCCTTCGACAGCTGCTCTGTTAACAGCGCATAGGCGACCTCGCAGGCGATATTGCATATGCGCGCATGCTGCCAGTAGACAAAATCAGAACCATTCGCGCTCAGGATCGGAGCGTTATTGATAAATACGCCATCTTTGCCGTTGAAACTGCGGAGCGTTGCGAGCCGCAAATCGTCGAGCCCTGGGAAAAGAGCTTCATCGTGGAATAGTGCGTTCCCACGAGTGTCCGCGATCTGCACCCCAACAATCGGACCACGGCCGACATAGGCCACATCTTCGGATGGATCGCCGTTGGACATTCCACGAGCCGCTACGAATAGCGCCGTTGGCCTAACGACCATCGCGCCCACCAACGGATCCCAGATAATGCCGCCGTCAGCCCCCACTACGATGTCATTAGAGACTGATCGCCACGTTGCCATCCTCGCCGCTTCGCGGTAGACGGATTCAGGTTCAAATGGCGCCTTCATGCGAAGACTCATCAGTGCAGTGCGGTATCGACCTTTTGCTGCCAAGCCCAAAAGCCACGTGGAAACCTGCTCGACAGTTACCCCCACATTCTTACTAGGGCGATCAGTAATCGGAGTCTCGACGCTAACGCAAATCAAAAGAGATTCCCATACTGAAGACGAAACGCGCAGGCCCTCTAGCGCGGCATCGATCGCTGCCGATTCGGAGTCTGGGCCCCACGTGCGAGCAGAAACAGTTTCCCCCCCTAGGATCGTCCCATCAGTGAAAACGAACCGGAGCCCCACAGCCGCAATGTAAATCTCTTTCCCAACGCCCAAGGCGAACCTGGAACCGAAGTTTTGCCCCCCGTCTAGGCTCACCTGATATTTTAGCGGGGGATCAGCTTCTCCAATAATGCCATCGGACACAAAACGGACAACTACACCATAATCCGCATAGGGCTCCCCTGTCGTCGTCGCTGTCGCTGTTCCACCTCCCTCGATCACGACAGCGTCGATTGATCCAGGGTCCGTAGTTTCTGACCGCACCAGCACCACAGGCAGCCGAGCCAGTTGTAAAAAAGTCGTCGCGTACGAAACCAGCGGCCCCGGTCCGTATTCCTCCAACGCCAAACGTGCGTCAGTAAAACCTCCAGCCAAATTCAACGGCCCCCGGGAACACGGCCCAACGATCGCAAGAACCCCGGTTGAAGACGGACGGACTACGCCAGTTTGCCGATCTCTTTTTTCAATTATGACGCTTGGAATCATCGTTTGAACCCCTTTTCTACTGCGACTGTTTCTGGGAACCCAGTCTCAATTTCCCAATCGTACAAAGGCGACGTCAGCACAAAAGCTGCACTGACTTCCGCCCCTGCAACCCGCTCCACTGGGGAAACAGGCCATGACACCGCACCCCATTTGACATTTGCCGCTTGACACGTTTGGACCGCTCGCACGACATTTTCCAGAAGCGTTTCTACGGTCTCAATTTGAGCGCGTTGGTCGTTCGGACACGCTACGTCTATAGCCCAGCAATACACAGTGACCGCACGTTCCCAATCAGCGAGCGCACGCGCCCGAAGCCCCGAACCTAGATCACGTTTCCCAGCTTGCCCCGGTTGTAACAACCGACCGCCACGCCCATCCTCGGAAGGCTCGAAAACCACCCGTGCAGCGCCCGCAGCCGTTTTGGCGTGCGCCCTCCACCCGACTGCCACGCTCGCGACAATGCCACGTGCGACGAACTGCGAGCGAACGCTGTCAACCAAATAAATCAGCGCGGACCGCATAGTCTTTCCCATTCTGCGACAGCTAGCCGCTGCAAAACCTCCCCCCAACGAGCCGGAAGTGCCGTCGGCAAAACTGGCCGCTTTGCGCCGTGAAACGCCTCAGGACCAACAAGTCGAAAAACCAGGGCCAACCCCGAACCCCTAACGGACAAATGATCGGCTGCCCTCGCAAGCGCCTGGCCTCCCTCACGACGAGGCGCCCACGCGCGCCCCTCAGGCCCGCGTCCAGCCTGCGCCGTTTCTCGAGCCACCTCGAGGAGCTCTCCACGAGCTCGAGCCGCTACGACCCCAGGGAGCCCCCGCACGCGCGCGAGCAACGCCACCAGCGGGCCGAGAGGATCAGCCATTGCGCCTCCCCCCCCGATCCGTCCAGGCGTACGGGTTATCCTCCGAGTACCCCCAGAACTCGCCTTTTTTTTCCGAGTCCCGGACCGGAAGATCAAAGAGCCCCTCCCGTGCGTCAGCAGCTTCCCGGATCTCCGTTTCAGCTGCTACTGCACGAAGAAGAATCTCATCATCCTGTTTGGATCCTGGAGTGAACCCCCGCCGCAGGTAGAGATCCCGCGTAACGAGCCGCTCTACCCACGCGCAAACGATTTCCGCTGGAGGAGACGCAAAAGGCACCAGATAGCGTTTCGACAGACGAGCATCAATGCGTCCCGATACTTCAGCGAGACGCGCGCGCAGGAACCCGGGGTAACTCTGCTCCAGGAGGTCTACTTCTTCCGGTGGCATCACGGATCGAAGCTTGAATTCTTCCGCTGTCAAATACGCAGTTGCCATCACACAGGCTCAACTCGAAAGAACAAATACGGATGCCCGTAGGAAGCACCGTTGCGCCCAGTGAATTTCCACTCGAATTCAGCGCGACGAGCAAGCTCCACTTGGGTCGAAGGGACGTAGGTGTCTAGGCGGTACCCCTCGCGCTCCAGATAAATGAAAGGCCCACCCTCACCCGGCGATTTCTCGACGCCGATGTAATAAACACCAGCTTCGGACAACTCCGCCGCGATTACAGGTTCGAGTCCGTAACGTGCCGAAATTACGTTTTCGACCGCACCGACACCCGCTCCCCCAGTGCCGCCTGAGGCGATGATCGATTTACTGTCCGTCAATTCGTAGACGCGCTTGCGCAGATCCTCCCCAGCCAGAATGAACCGTGGTTTCAGATTACGAGGGACGCCGTTTGGCTGGCGAAGACCTCGAATCGCAGCAAAGACAGCCGCAAGGTTGTTCGCAGCAGTATCAAGAGGAGTCGTTCCGCCGATCGGTTTGGCGGTCAACAAATTCGAATAAGTCGGACTCACATCCATGGATGGATTCACCGGATGCGAAGCAGAGAAAAAAGGCACGCCGTCGTAAGAGGACTTCGTTTTTCCGGAACCAACCAGCTGGAAAAATTTTTCTTGCGGCCAATAAGCCGCGGACCCGCCAACCTGCGACGCCCAATTCCCCGCGTAGTCGAAGACAGGCATCACGCGACCGTTGCCAACGTCTTTTTGGTTGTCTTCGAGCTCGTTCCGAGTCAACCGGAGAGACGCGCCGCTGTTCGTGTTGGTGATTTCAAAGAATGCCGACGCAAGATCATCGAAGCGCTGATTTCCCCCGAGTCCTTCAGGGTAAATCCTTGCGGCTTCAACGAGCCAGACGAACAGCTCGCGCAACGTCCCGCTGGTTCTCTTTTCTACGAATTTATCCCAGACAAGGCGTTCCTCCATACGCGACCAGGCATCCACGACCAAAAGCGAAACATTGGTTTCAAACGACACGAAAAAATCAGGTGTAATTTTCACGCTACGACCTCCCACTCCACGACACAGACAGCCGTAGTGATGACGGCTTTCGCGCCGTCGATCGCTTGGATCACGAATGACCCCAGCGTAATGTTACGTGACGACACCGGAGCAATAAGAGCAACAAACCCCGTCATTGCACCCGTTCCAATGTCGCGTATTTGAAGATGGATCCTACTATTAGCGCTCAGTGGCACATTCAGCACCGATGCAACCCCAGCAACCAACGTTGTAACGCCGGAACGTGTTGGGAAAAGCCCAGAATCCGCAACTTCGATCCATACCCCTTCCGACGTTACTTCGTACACAATTCCAGCGCACTGTGCGCCCTGCGCACCTGTCACCGTTTGGTCGTCGAGGACCCAACACGGCGATTCAATGTCAGCCGCAACCACCGGAACCACCGGATCATTTTTCAGAAGGAAAAGCGTACGCTCCGAGAAAAATTGGATCTCGGCTTCCGTTCCCAACGGCGCCGCCTCAGTAAACCTGCCAACCGCCGAACCCCCAACGACCAGCGTCCCCACCTTTTGCCCCGCCCGCATGTACTTGCCACGCGATGGCCCAGTCACCACCGACGCAGCCAGCGCGCCCTTGATCGCGTCCCCCACAATCGGACGACGATCCCTATTGACCACGCGAACCGAGCTTGGCCGTTCCTTCGTCAAAAAACTCATTTTACACCTCCCGCACCACGAGCGCGCAACACAAGGCGCCCAAACTCGTCACGTTCCGGTCCAGATTTTTCTTTACTTCGAATGCCCATCGCCCGATTCAACATTTCCAATTCTTCGCCCTGGAGACCCATAGGCGCGCCATCACCAAGCGTTGCCGACGCGTGCCGCTCCGCTGTTCCTCTTGGGACTTCTGCCAGGTACGATCGCACCACAGCGAGCGGTTGGCCCCGTAGCCACCGTCGCTGGCCCTCGGGAATGTCGACCCGACCCGTCAGCGCCTCGCGCACCTCGAACACCTCGAGACGTGCCGCCAGCGCAGCGAGCGACCCGACGCCTACCGCTGATGCCTTTTCTTTCTCGTCTTCCTTTGCCGCAGGCGGAGAAGCAGGAGAAGGAGGAGGAGGAGTGTCTTCCGACTTTTCCGCGTCTTTCTTCTCTTCCGGTTTCTCTTCCGGATTGTCTTTCTTCTCTTCAGGAGAAAGAAACGACAACGCAGCAGCGACCGCCTGTTTCTGTTCGTCGCTGACCCCCTCGCCTTCTGCCATCGCAGCCAACAACGCCAGCACCTTTTTTAGATCCATGGTCTTACCCCTCGTGAACGCCGCTAACTCAGGGATTCCCCTGGAAAGTGGGTTAACGCATAACGCACAGTTGACATATGAAACAACTTGATCCGACTTGTCGACGTGGAATGCAGGTGAAAAATACTTCCAACGCGGAGGCTTTTCCTCTAGGCCCGCTTTAGCATCCGCGCACCACTCGACATCGACAGCCCACAACTCCCCATTTCTGACAGCGAGAGAATGCCATCCCGCTGCGCGACCCGCCTCCGCTGGTCGATCAGTCGTCAAACTCAAATGGTCGAAATCGACCACATAGCGACGCTGTCTGGCCTCTTGCTCCGATAACAGCAAACGTGCGGATTCATTAGTAAAAAAGATCGAGCCTTTGTCTGAGAAGTTCTCACCAGAGGTCCAGATCCTCCAGGCTGTCGGAGCTTCGCCCTTCGATGGACGCTCGACAGTATCCGAGCCCACCCCCTGCGCCATCACGCCAGCAAACAACCGCCGTCTAGACACCCGATCCCCCTTCCGTTGGTAGCGGTGGCATTGGTGTCGTTTCGATCAACGGAACCCCAAACCGACGAGCAACCGCTACGGCGTCAACCTGTAACCCAGACCCTGCCAAAACCGAATTCATCGCAGCGATGGCAATAGCCGCTTGATTTGTCGCCAGCGCTTCCAAATTGAGGTCCTTGGGCGGCGTTGTATCCCACACCACACGAGGTGCATCATCGACAGCACCTGCACCGAAACGTTCATTCGCCCAAACAGGCAAGGCCTGTTCGTTCAGTGTCTCAGCTAGCGCATCCGCATCAGACTGGATCAAATCACTACGGATCGTCGCGTGAACGCCAGCATTTGCGAACCCAGTTCCGCCGGTCGTCGTTACCTCTTGACCTGCGAGGCAAACGATGATCTCCTGATTTGACGTGGCGATCGTCTGCTGAAAAACGTCGTAGCCCCGTCCGTTGCTCTCGAGAAGTTTCACGCTGTACCCAGGCGGGACATCAAAAACCGTGTTCACACCCCACGAGGCAACCCTGGAAAACCAACCTTTTCGTTGAATATCGTTTGCTCCGGCTGGCGCTTCCGCGATTCTTGCCGCGTTCGCCAACTTGCTGCCGTAGTTTTCCCGAAGATAAAAAGCATGCTCTTTGGCAATAAACGCGCGACCAAGCGCAGTCCACAGCCCCTGGGACCACGGCTCCGCCGCCCCCCCCGGACAATGCAAAATCCAGCGCCCATCCCCTGGATTAACCGCCTCAAGACCTCGGATCGACTGATAATACCACCGATCCTCAGAACGGCGATAGGTCAAGAACTCCGGCTCAAGACGACGGAGCACAAGCCTAGACCCTGGCAGCTCAACAAATTCAGCGACGCCAATCCCCAGCCCCCGCCCATCGGCGGCAAGTAATGCCAGCTCACCAGTGGGGAACACACGACGAAACTCGCCGCTGATAGCTGAGATCAGGCCCTCGTCAGAGCTTGCAAACGTTACAGGCAATTGAACGAGCCCAAGGGTTCGCGTGGACAAAACCCCCACGCAAACCCCATCACGGCGCGTCGCACGCCAAAGACGACCCGCAGACCGCAACACCCCGTTGTCAGCTGCGACGATCGCACCCTCAAGATCCTCAAGAGCCCATCGAGTTTGCGACAGGACAACAGGCGAGATTTGCCGACGCCACCCCGATTCGAGATCCTCGCCAACCGGTAATTCGCGCGGTCCCGCGTAGTTCCTAACCCGCGTTAACAACGAGGAAAAGAGCGCCACCCCCCAACCCTACATGAGAACCAAAAAAAAACAAGTAACATCAGTCGTCAGAATCCCACGAAGACCTGGACACGGAACCACCCAAAGAAGGCCCCCCGTCCCGTGCGTATGGGTTCAGATGCGAAGTCCCCCTGTCGCCACCCCACTGCCCACCACAGTTCCAAACCGCGAGCGCAACCGCATCAGCGCGATCGGGAGACCGTCCCAGCGTCTTCCGTAGCTCGCGTTTCCCCGTCGCTTTCAATCGCCCCACCACTGACCCGGTCCACCGTGGCTCGGACAACTCCCGCGATAGCTTCGCGTCGCACGGAATCGCCCCCCCCTCCAACAGCCATCGCGCCATATTCCCCCACAGGAGATCTCGCTGTCGGTCGTAAACCAACGCCTCACGTTCAGCCCGATCGCTCGCTCGAACAGGAACCACCTCGAAAGGTGCGCCCCCCCCCGCGTCATCGTGCGAGATCACGTACACGCGAAGAAGACCCCACACCTCCGCTCCGATGGGACCATCCCGATCCACAACCACCAGCGCCGGTCCCTCGCTAGCCCCCCTAAACTCAGACG